AAGCAACCCTTCAAAGATTGCTATCGTTATAAAGGCTAGTAAAAAATACAAGCCCATAATTCCTAATAAAAATTCCATAGCGTTTAAACCTCCCCAGAATTTAAGTCCATTAATATATATTCGCCTGTCTTAATCTTGCTGTCAATAGTTTCTTTATCTTCGTTAAGAAATATTCTCAGCCATTTGCTTGTAGTCCTTGACGATTTCCAAGCCTCTTTCATATCCTTACGCTTATTTATTTCTATCATTGCGTTATTTAGGTATGTGCTTCCATGTGCCTTAATGCATATAGTAGTTTTATAAGACTGAAAGATTACACCTTCGCCTGTATAAATTCTAAATTGATTTGCAACATCATTCCCATTGTCTGGGTTGAATAAGTTTTCTACTCTCATAATTTTAACTCCTGTATATATTTATTATGTGTTATTAATTTACGCCATAGCGTACCCTAATTCTTTTCGTTTTGCTACTCTGCCTGTGTCAGGTTTTCGCAAATGTTTGAAAGCGTTTAAACAGTCTGCCTTCTTCTCTCTAATATCTCATCTAATAAATGTAGCTTACCAAGATTTTCTAAATTAATCAACCCTCTTGATGGACAAACTGACATTTTTTTAGAAGCAAGATGCAAGTTAAATTCCTCAACTCTTGTTTCTTTTAAAGCGTTTAAACGTGCTATTCTTTTTTCCTGTTTAACTGCTTGTCTTTTTTGTTTTCTGTTTAATGTTTTCATATGCTTACTATGACACATCAAAAAATTAATGCAAGTCTTTTTTTAACTAAAGTATATTTATTTTATATATAATATTTGTATACTTTAACTATTGATTTTTTTAATTAATCATGTTATTTAATATTTTCTCTAACATTTTACAGAATTAATGTCAATAGTTTAAAAAATTTAATTTAACTAAACTACTGTACAGATATACAGCATCTTAAATGCTCTGTATTGCATTTTGTGTGAGTGGTTAAGGGCTTACTATCAGATTAATTTAAATGCTTTGTGCGTCTTCTCTGTGCGTTGTGGTATGTGTGAAGTTTTCCAAGTGATAGAGATTTTAAAGCGTTTAAAGTGGTAGTGCGTTTAAACATTGTAAATTATTTACATTTTAACAGACAAAAAAAACCCCCAATTAAGGGGGTCAAAACTTAGGGGATTAGTTTTATTTTATGCAATCGTTAGGGTATCACTTCCACAGCCGTTGCAAGTGGCGTTGGTCATTCTATCTATCATGGTCTGAGATGCTCTCCAACCAAACCCACAGCTTGAACATTCAACCTTTATATTTCTTGTTCCTTGCTTCTTCTTGTTGGCTGTTGACACTTCCGCATGTGGATATTCTCCCAGTTCTTGCACAATCTTTTCAAGCTTTGCCGTCAACTCTTTCCCCGCGTGGGTGCTTGTCATCTTACCCTCTAACCCAACATCAACCGCAATAGTTCTAAATAATCCCTTGTGTCCGTGTTCGCAGTCATCAATGGCGTGAATTAATTCATGTGTTAAGACATCAAGAACCCTTATAGAATCATCTTGTGTTGGTGATATATAGACTTCATTTACTCCAGCCTTAGAACTTGCCCTGTTGTGACATGTTCCAATTGCTTGATGCTTTGCACCAGTTCGCCCACCACTTGCGGGAAATCCACAAGATACTTTTACATCCTTTGGCACTTCGTAGCCGTGCTGTTTAAACACCCCATCATTTAGCTTATCTGTTGCCATGATGAGCCAATTCTCACGTGTTATTTTATTTTCAATTTGTAATGTTTTCATTTTTATTTATCTCCGTTTAAATTAATATTATTAACAACTTTCTAGCTGTTCAATTTCGCCAAATCTGTCAAGGTCAATTAAATATTTAACCGCTTCTCTCCAGTTCTTAAAAGGCTCATCAGTTTTATAATTATGATTATCGACTAAATCTTCAAAGCCCCCATCATATGCCATGACAATATTATCATCATCTTGTAAAGCACCGCCCCAACATTGAACTGACTGCCCTTTATATTGTACTGTTATATATTCCATCTTTTCTCCATGCCCCTAAACAAGGGCTGTTAATTAATATAAAAGATATTAAAGCACGGATAGTGTTTAAACACAACCCCATAACAGGTAAAAAAACACATTATTTTTATACTGTATAAACATACAGTGAAATTGAGTTCAGTTAAAAGAGGGGCTAAGACTAGGGAAGCTTTAAAAGTTTAATAGAGGGGCTTAGAATGAGTTTAAGAGGGTTTTTATAACAGGTACACTTTTAATGTTCTTGATAACTCCATAAACTAGATAAACTTTACAAGGGGCGTATAAAATCTTTTAAAGTTTGTATAGTTTTTATATATAAATTCTGCATACGATAAAACTATACAAGTCTTTTAAAGTGTGATAAGTTTTGTAAGTTGTTGATATCCTGTGGATAACTTGTGAAGTCTTTTCAAGTAGGGGGAGGCAGGATGCACAGGGGGGGTGGGGTGGTATATATATAAATCACATACATTTCTACCCAAAAACCATATAAACCAGTTAGCCGCATACTTCTAAAACTTCATAAGCTTTTAGACATAAAAAAACCCCTAGTTTTAGTAGAGGTTTGTGTCGGTTTGTTATGTGTTGAACCGGGGGACGTTTACAACTTTATTATACACATCCTTTTGCAATTTGTCAAGGCATTTTTAAAATACTTTAAAAACTTTACAAAGTACTTGACAAACGAATAAATAATACCTATAATAGTAGCATGAGTTACTTACCAGAAAAAAAACGAAACCTTACTGAGAAACAAGAAGCATTCTTGAATAACTTAGTAGAAACTGGTGGAGACTTCAAAAAGTCAGCGGAACTTGCAGGATATTCAGGCAATCACTATCAAATATTAAAATCACTTAAACACGAAGTAGTAGATTTAGCCTCAGACGTACTTGCAAGGGAAGCCCCTACCGCAGCATTCAAGCTTATACAGATTATGAAGTCTGATAAGCCTGTTCCCCAAGCTAACAACAAGTTACAAGCTGCACAGACGATACTAGATAGGGCTGGTGTTGTTAAGACGGATAAGCTAGATGTCAATCATAGTGTTAGCGGTGGTATCTTTATACTGCCAGAAAAACATACAATAGACATTGAAGCAGAGGATGCAACCTATGAAGCTGTGGATAACTGAGTTTATAGATACGATAGATGGTTCTTCTATAGGACCTTATATTAAAGCAGACACAGTTGCCCAAGCTAATAGAATAGCAATACAATATGGTTTGTTAGTGTTAGGAGAAATCCAAGAACTACAACACGATGAACCAATACAAAAGAGGATGATACACTAATGAGCATTGAATATAGAGGAGAAAGGTTTTCAGGTTATAACAAACCTAAACGTACTCCAAAACACCCAAGTAAATCACACGTTGTTCTTGCAAAAGAAGGAACAACTATTAAAATGATTAGGTTCGGTGAGCAAGGTGCTTCTACAGCAGGTAAGCCTAAAGCAGGTGAATCAGCTCGTATGAAAGCAAAACGCAAATCTTTCAAAGCTCGTCACGGTAAAAACATAGCCAAAGGCAAAATGTCAGCAGCTTATTGGGCTAATAAGGTAAAATGGTAATATGCCACAGTTAGGTTCTGACGATAGTAAAAATGCAGTACCGCTGCGTAGAAGTATTTATAAAACTAGTGACGGAGGTAAAGGTTCTAAACCTAGAGTAAACATACACTCTAAACAATACTCCGATAACTGGGATGCAATATTTGGAAAAAAAGGAGAAAAAAAGAATGCCAAAAAAAACAAAAAGTAAATCGACTGTAAACAGTTCTGGTAATTATACCAAACCTGCATTGCGTAAGAGGCTTTTTGGGCAGGTTAAACGCGGTACTAAGGGTGGTAAAGCCGGTCAGTGGTCTGCTCGAAAAGCCCAGCTTTTAGCAAAACTATATAAAGCTGCAGGAGGAGGATATAAATAATATGAAAAGGATAAAAGAATTTATGGTTGAAACGATGAATAAGTTAAACAAAGTTTATGCAAAACTATTTAAAAATTGTTTAACAACTAAAGAAGCTAAAGCCAAAGCAAAACCAAGAAGAAAATATGTCAGTAAGAAAAAAAGCACAACAAAGTCTAGTTAAATGGGGTAAGCAGAAGTGGAGAACTGCCAGTGGAAAGAAGTCTTCCAAGACTGGAGAAGTTTACGCACCTGCTAAAACTATGGCAAAACTTAAGTCAACTGCAGCAGGTCGTAAAAAACTTGCAGCTGCTAATAAAAAGAAAAGAGCAGCTACCAAAAAAGGTAAGCAACATGCTAAACACGGACTGCACAAAGGCAAAAAAAGATAATGAAAGAAGGTATATTAAAAGAGCTACATCAACTATTCCTTTTGGATATGAGTTAGATGACGAGACTAGTTCTTTTTTAAAACCTATAGAAGATGAGTTAGAAGCTTTACAAGTTGCAGAAAACATGGTAGTCAACGAAGAAATATCATTACAAGCTGCATGTGATTGGTTAGAATACAAGACGGACAGACGCATGTCTGCTCCGGGCTTGAAAAAACATATAGATAAAAAGTATGGATTACGAAGCGAAAGATTGGGAATTAAATCCACATCTTTACTTGCAAGATAGCGAAGGCAATTTTGTAACTAAAAAAGACGGGACACCTCGTAAAAAAGGTGGTCGTCCTAAAGGCGATGCTGAATCTCAAGCTCGTAGAACTATTTCGCGTAAACAAAAGAATATTCAAAAGCTAGAGCAAAAGCTCAACAACGCTAAGAAATCATTCAAAAAACAAAAAACAACTCTTGAAAAACTTGATAATACTAAAGAAGGTATTGTTACAGATGAAGATTTAGGTAAACTTCCTAAAGCTGTTCAAGAAAAACTTGACAATCATCACGTATTTTTTCACGCTAACGAAGGTCCACAAACAGACTTCCTTGCTGCTAGTGAGAAAGATGTGTTATACGGTGGAGCTGCTGGTGGTGGTAAATCATATGCCATGATTGTTGACCCATTAAGATACGCACATAAAAAAGACCATAGAGCATTAATACTTAGAAGGTCTATGCCAGAGCTTCGTGAGATGATTGATAAGTCTCGTGAACTATATCCCCAAGCATTTCCCGGTGCTAAGTTCAGAGAAGTAGAAAAACTTTGGAACTTTCCATCCGGTGCAAAGGTAGAGTTTGGATTCCTTGAAAGAGATGCTGATGTTTATAGATACCAAGGACAAGCATATAGTTGGATAGGCTTTGATGAAATAACACATTTACCTACAGAGTTTAGTTGGAACTATCTTGCTTCACGTCTTAGAACTACTGACCCAGAAATACAAACATACCTTAGATGTACTGCTAACCCCGGTGGTGTT